TCCGCGAGGGTTATGAACAGACATTCACTGCTCCGCGTAGAGTCCCGGAGGATATGCCACTCGGGGATGCTATCTACATGGTTGCTGTGGATAGATGGTGCAATCCGCTGCAAGAGTTGTTTCCCATGCGGGAGATGTTGCCGGAGGTGAGGTTCGTGGTGGAGCCGAAGCCCTAGTGCACCGGCCGGAACCACCGCTGGCCGAACTTGTCCTGGCCGCGGTGGGTGATCTTCCCCGAGGCGGTCATGATTTCGATCACACGAAGAATGCTGTGCAGTGGCACCCGCGACCGGGCGAAGTTCACGATTTGATGCTCGGGGACCCCGTCGCCTTTGTCGGCGATCTTGATGTAGTGGTAGATTTCGTCAATGGCTCTGGCATCGGTGCCTGTACTGCCGGCGGTGAAGATGTCGGGCATGAAGCCTTCAGCCTCCAAGAGCCAGCCCATAGCACGATTGAAATCCGCCTTCGTAAGCAATAACACGTCACCTCGATCTGCGGCCGAGACCATTGATAGTTTGTATAGATGCACGCGACGACGCGTTTTGTAATGTAGCAATTTGGGATGATCGACCACTGGCGGTTCGCCAAGAGCTCGCCAATCATTGACCGCGTTACGGTAATCTGGGGTAACCTCAAATTCGCCACCTAGGCCTCCTATCATCTTGATGTCGTGGATGAGATCCTTATCGACCTCGACCGCGGTGTCCGCGAAGTCGTCGCCTACGATGCGCTCGTCGCTGTAGACCATGATCACACGGGAGGTGAATCCTTGATCCCAAGCGGTTTCTGGCATGAGGGCGATGAGGTTCGATGGAGTTGTACCAGATAAGAGATTGACCTGAGGGCGATCAATCTTGATCTTAATGTCGCGGCCGCGACGGCTCTGCGCATAAGGGTCCGGGTCATAGAACGCCGAGAGTAGGCCCACCATCTCGTCATCGTACTTATGCATGAAGGCAGAGAGCTCTTCTGCGGTAATCGTTGTGTTATAATACTCCAACGGAGCATCCGGTAGTTGAGGGACGAAACGCTTACTAGCAACCAAAGTATCAACAAGTGCCGCGCCGGTAAGGCTCGTTGGAGCAAAGTGAAACTCGGGGATTTCATTCATGAACCTCTTTGCCATTCGCATGATTCGGTTCTTGCCCACGCCGGGGTTGCCGACGATGAAGACGTATAGATTTGGATAGAGCGGGCTGGAGGTCTTGAGCCAACACCGCATCTCCATCGCCGCCGCGATGGTGAAGATTGCGGCCCACTTGCGGAAGAGTACCGGGCTATCCGTATTTGCGGTGTGTTCCACGAACCGGTCGATCCAAGACGGAAGTCTCCGCTGCCCTTTTGCGGCCTTGGTCACCGGGGGTGTACTCCCGGAGTCCGTCGGGATTGGTGCGTGCATTGTACTCCCCGCGGTTGAATCCGACTTTGGCCTCGTACGGGACGGTAAGGATACGACCGTGTCCAATATCGACTGGGATGGTGAGTTGCTCGAGGAGTCGTGGGACGATTTCATCTTCCTGCTCCTCGGGGTATTGGTAAACGAGGCCATCGTGCTCGTGCATCATCAGGGTGGCGGTGCGGGCCCACCAGATGTTGAGCATGCCAGAGTTGACGATGAAGGCTTCGGAGTTCTGGGGGTCGTAGGCGATGGCGGCGCGGATGGTGTCGGGGTCGTTGCGACGATCCCAGAACCATCGCTTACGGCCGGTGATGCCGATGATGTAGCCGACTAGGGCGAGTTGCTGGGCGATCCACAGGTGCCACTCGGCGTGGGCAGGGAAGGCTAAGAGGTACTTGGGCTGGAAGGCGGCAACGAGGTCGATGGGGACGCCCGTCTGCTGACTGAGGGTGGCCGGGGCCCCGCCGAAGTTGGTGGCGTGACCGAGCTTTTTGCAGAGGTCCCGGTGGGTGAAGTGTCGGTAGAAAGGGTTGGACCGGTCATCACATAGAGCCTTGTCCAGTTTTGGGTTGTTGGTCCAACCGAGCGTCGGCCATACCAGCTTAGCCACAACGGTGTGGAGGTCGGAGCTTTCACAGGCATCGAGGTAGACTCCGTTCTGGAAGAGGTTCCACTCAATGGCGCCGACGATGCGGCTCTGGATTTGCTTCGCATCGACCTTGCACCATTTGGTCCGGGGGTCAGCGATGAAGAGGGACCGCAGGGCCTCTTCGACGTTCTGGAGGTTCCCCCCGGTGCCGTAGATGGAGAAGCTGGACGACAGCCGCCCGGTGTTGGTGCCAGCGATGTTGTAGGTGGTGCGGATGCGGCCGTCGGAGTCGATTTCGGATTTGAGCTTCTTGATCTTCTCGTTGATGTCCGCGAGGGCGTTCATGTGGATGAGGATGGGCTGGGCGATGGTGTAGCCCATCATCTTTTCACGAGCGGCACGATCAACCGTTGGTCGCCCTCGGCGGGAGATGGTGGGGAGTTGGAGCCGATCGTAGAAGAGCTCCATGCGATCGGGCGTTGAGCGCCAGTTGAAATGGCGCATCCCCACGCCTTCGAGGACAATGCGGGAGAGTTGCCGTTCGAGTTGGTCGAGGTTTTGGTAGAGGTCCTCGATCACGTCGGCTTTGCGGCTTTGGTCAATGCGAACGCCACGGAGGGAGACCTCGAGGAGTGGGCCCTGGAGTCGGCGGGAGAGGTGGTAGGTGGCAGAGGTTTCGGGGTCCAGCTGTGGCCACATGGCGTCGAAGCACTCGCGAGTGACGCAGCAGTCGAGGCCGTTGTAGACTTGATCGCGCTCCCATTGGGTGGGGATGTCGTCGGGGGTGCAGAGGTCGGTGCGGATTATGCGGGCCAAGTGGACCACTCCACGATGGCGAGTAAACCATCCTCGATTACTAACCATGTGACCTTGATTGTGTCACCGGCACCCTTTAGACCATTGACGAGGTCTTCCACGTCCTTGGCTACCTGCTTAGCGCGAGCCCCCCCGATGACCTCAATGTGACCAATTGGCTGATTCATTTGTCCCTCCCGATTGTGGTTTCACCTTTGCGCTCACTCTTCCAGGGTCCGTGGTCGGTGTAGATGGAGCCTAGGTAGCCGAGGCCCTTGAGGGACTCCGGCTGGAGTGCGTGTGACAACAGCATGGTGTCCTCCGCGGCTCCGCGCACGGCTATGCCTTGGGCTCGCCAGAGGAAGGCGATGTCGTAGAGGCCGTTTTGGAAGAGTTTGGGAATGCGGCCATCAACAAGCACTGATCGTACAAGGCTCCAAGCCGCGGCCTCAGTCGCTCTATTCGGCCAATAGTTTCCATCCGCTGATCGCTCGTCATCAAATGGAATAACGATCGCACGCCCCGCGCTGGGTGCGAATCCAATACAAGTAATTCGCGATCCAGCTGTCTCAATATCGACAGAAAGTAGGTCACATCCACGGATGTGAGTTCGAGTGAAGCCATCGATGTCCTCCAGGGTTGGTTCGATCCAGATTGAGCATGCTGGGCGGCGAATGTCGCCGAACTCATTCTCTCGCTTGGCCTTCATCAGGTCCGCAACGACGGTGGGTCGGTGAGACCATTCGCGGAGGACCGCGGCGGGATGGTAAGTAGGAAGCAGCTTATAGCCAGTAACGCAGTGAGAACTGCGGCTAGTGGTGCCACGAAGCTTGCCGACTCCTGTGCGACCAGCAAGAGCCCAAAGGGCAGTGTTGCCAAGACACAGGATAAGATTCGGATCGCGCGTAAGGATTTCCTCGGCAAGGCGATCCAGTTCGGGTTCGAATTCTCGTCGGACGTAGCGGGATGGGAGCAGGGCGGGGTAGCTGGGGATGCCATCAGCTTTAGCTCCACAGAAGAACTCGAGTTTGTTGGCAGGGGGATGAATACTGAAGACATTGGTTCGGTAGAGTTCAGGATGTAGGCGCCATATGGAGTCGATAGAGCGAGGATCGCCCCGGCGGTAATAGTCGCTGATGTAATCTCGGTCCACTCGTGAGAGGGTGATGACTTTGGCATCGTTGAGCATCCGTAGGAGTTCGATCCCGGAGGGACCCACAAAGCTTGAATTGATGCGGGCCTCGTATTCCCCGCGGGCTTCGCCGAGGATGAAGAGGGGCTTCATTGTTTCCTCGTGCACATGAAGACTAGCCAATCGATGTAGCCTTGTGGGAAACCCAGTCCGACGAGACGGGCTTTGAATTGGCTCACATCGATTTCTGAGTGCACGAAGTGATCATACAGGTAGTGGAATTTGCTTGCCCATTCGTTTGGCATCGTGGTCTCCACTTGTGTTGCTTTGCGTGCGCAGGCGTGCCTTTCGCCAACTACGTAGGGGGTGCCGCAATCTGGGCAGACTATACAATCAGCCATGTGACCTCTAAAAAGACGGGTGGTGCATTTGCGCACCACCCAGTTGGGGAGGAGGGGTTAGTCCTCGGCGCGCATCGTTCGCTTGACATCAGCGAAGATCTGCTGGCTGTCCGATGTGCTGGTACGATGGCTCACATAGATGCGGATCGAGGCGTTGGGGGTCTCCGAGAGGGCCTGGCGGATGGTCTTGCCGTCATCGTTGTCGGGATCGATGACACCCATTTTGACGAGGACATCGGTGATGCGATAGAGTGCGTCGGGCGTGGTGTAGTAGGTGTCCTTGATGGTCTTCTCTCCGAGTGGGTGCACTACGCCGTCCTTGTCGGTGAGGACGGCTTGGAGTTCGTCTTCGTTCACATCGTCGCCTGCGGATTGGAAGGCGTAGGTGAAGCGGACGAAGGGGGTTTTCTTATCCGAGGAGACGCCCTCTTCGTACATGCCCTTGACGATGCAGTTGTAGGTGCCGATGGGCATCGGGCGTGGGCGTTCGACAAGGTTGGTGGGGGTGTCGAGGATGGACTCGAACGAGGGGGTGCGCTGGGGTTGTGCCATTTGTGATGGGTCCTTGTTGGGTTGAGTTAGGCTTGGTCTTTGTAGAGTTTGGCTCGGACTATGCAGTCCTTCGCCTCCAAGAGTTTCCGAAGACCAGCAGTGCGCTCTGGGTTGGATGGGAGAGTAGCGCAGATTTGCTGGGCCATCTCACCGAAAGGTTTGCTGATCTCCTGCAAGCGCGGTGGGAGATGCGCGTATTCAAAGAATTGAAGCATGCGATCTTGCATCATACCCTCTTCAATGTGACCGCTTTGGGCTTCTCGAGCTTCACTGGCGGGTCACGAAGCACAGCGAAGAACTTGGCCAAGCCATCGCCAAGGTCGTAGGTCTTGTCCATGGTGAAGGGCTTGGTGTTCTTGAGGTCGAACATGGCGGTGGCTGCGGTTTGGATGGTGCGTTTGCCGGCCTTGTTGAGGCACTGGGCCCAGTGGTTGAAGTAGCGGGGGATGGTGGGACCGAGGGCCGAGCCAATGGCGTTGGGGTAGCCCTTGTTGCGGCCGTCGTCGCCGGTGGTGTAGCGGACGTGGGCCGAGACGATGACG